GCACTTTATGGATGCTGGCGTTTATGCCGAAAACCGTTGCGTGATTGGCGACCGCTTGATGAATCTGAACACGCAGCGTTCTTGCAGTTTTACGCTTGACGGGCATACATTTTTACCAATGCCTATGATGTTATCGGCGCAAACGGCGTGGGGCTCCAAAGACGGCTGTGCGTTTATCGCGGTTTATGGCTACCTTGTCGATGGCGTAGTCGGCACACAAATCTTTACCGCAAATGACTTTAACCCGATTTGGACGCCGCAAGTTATAGTCCCGGGCAGAGTGTTCGATATATTCTTCGACGATAAAAAGGCGTATTTCGTCTCTGACGTGGCTGTTTTCTCTTTGCTGTATAGTGACAGCATAGTAACAAAAGAGCCTACTCTGGCGTATTTATACGGCAAACAGATAGGTCGCCCACAGTCGATTATGAACACAATGAAATTGAGTTTAGTCAGTTTGATGCAATTACCTATGAACTCTTTGGCATTGAAAGACTTTTTATTGTTACCAGTTGAAACAAACGGCGAACCTGTAAACTACTGTTTCTTCCGTGATGCGAAAGACGGAAAACTGATGGTTTGGGGCACGCCAACAAAGTTTGGGGAGTATCTGAGGTTCTCGTATGTTGAACCCATTACGCTCCTGAGTGATGCACGCAGCACCCCAGATTTCCCCGAAGAATACTATGAAGCCGTAGAAGATGGGTTAGCGGCACAGTTGGCCGCTCAATACGGTGCGCCACTAGACAGACAGCAAATTTTGGAAGCAAGGGCGAAGGAGAGCAAAGAAAACGCTATGTTGCACGATAATGAAGATGAATCGTATGACATAACGCCAAACCAAAGGTGGTTATAATGAATCTGCAATTACCACAGCAAACATACCAATCTCGTTCAAAACCGTTTAGTTCAGAACGTTTGCTAAATATGCTCTTTGAAAAAGCCCCGGGTTCTAGTGCTTATATGCTTATCGGAACACCCGGTCTTAAAGAATACTACGATTTGGGCGGGAATCAGCCTATTTTGGGTATGATTTATTTGCGCGATTTTCTAGTATATGTGACAACCGATATTATTCGTGTAGTTTATAAACGCCCTGACACGGGCGACGTTGTCGAAGTCGTATCGAAATACTGGGCTACGGAAGGGTGGACGCAACCAACTGCGCCAGTGCAAATGGTGTGCAACGGCGATACAGTAATGATGTTGAACCCTGACAACAAGAAATTGTATTTCGTGGACCTATTCGGCGAAAACTCCCTAGACCCGACAAGTTGGAATATAGCGAGTGTCATTACTCCCAACTCCGATGCACAATACACTTCCATTGCGTATATCACAGGTGTTTTTGTGTCCGCTTGTCAAATTACTGGTAATTCTTATATTCAATACACGGAAGTGCTGGGCCACGAAATGGTGTATTCGTTCCAGTTGGACACTGAACTTACCAATCTGTCGGCTCTGGCGTCGAATATGCGCGAATTGTGGTGCTTCGGCGCGAATAGCATCGAGGTTGTTGCGCCTACTGGGGAAGCCGATAATGACTTCTTTGCCCACGTGCCGGGGGCCTATGTGAACCAAGGCTGCGTATTCAAGAACAGCATCGCAACACACGAAACGGTATTTTATTTCTATGCCACGAACGGTATGATATATGCCGCAGATAATTATTCGAGTTTGAAAGAAATCTCAACCCCCGCCCTGCTTGATATGATTCGCAGTTGGGGCACATTAGACACACAGAAAGAAAGAGACGGTGTTATTGGTCAGATATTTACGCAAAACGGCCATACTTTCTATCTGTTGAAGTTCAAGAAGTTTGGCAAGACATTGCAGTATGATATTACAACGTCATCGTGGGTAGAACGGGAAACCGGAGACGGTGGCGAGTGGGAAGGAGAATACGTGATACGCCGCCCTAACGGCGAAATGCTTGTGTCGAGCGGCACCACGGACAAACTTTACACTATGGACCCATTGGTTTATACAGATAACGGCGTGCCAATTTGCCGTGAGTTTGTGTTCGAAACCATCAAATCTGAGGCCAAAAGACGTATGTTTTTCTACAATTTGACCCTTGATGTCGATGTTGGTTTAGGGCCAAACGACCGAGTTATGCTGAGTTGGTCTGACGATGGTGGTTATACTTGGTGCGGGCAGCGTATGTTGCATCTTGGCGACATTGGCGAATATCGCAAAAAACTGCAATTCAGACGCTTAGGTTCTTCGACTTTACGCACATACAGGGTTCGTTTCTCAACGGCCAGTATGGTAAATGTGCTTAGTGCTGCGATGGATGCAGAGGAGGGCTTGGTATGACGACCACAATAACAAAAGGCATACCTTCTATTCATCAGCCAATACAAAAAACAGATGGCTCTATGGAGTTCATCTGGTATTTGTTTTTGAAGCGTCTTGCTGAAAAAGAAGGCGGCGGTGGAGGCGGTGGTGCTACGATTGAAGTCGTAGAAACCGTGACGAGTCAGCCCGGAAGTGACGCAGAAGTAGAAAACGTCGGGACTGACACAGATGTTAAATTGAAGTTTACGATACCACGTGGAAGCGAGGGTCCTACTGGCCCTCAGGGAGACACAGGACCACAAGGGGAAACGGGGCCACAAGGCCCTGCTGGCCCTCAGGGAGAACAGGGTATTCAGGGCGTTCAGGGTCCACAAGGGGAAACTGGCCCACAAGGAGAAACAGGCCCACAGGGTCCACAAGGGCCTACTGGGGCTACCGGTCCAACAGGTCCTACCGGTCCTTATTTTACACCCTCGGTTGATGCGAGCGGAAATATATCGTGGACAAATAACGGTGGCTTACCAAACCCGCAGACACAGAACATCACAGGGCCTCAGGGGGCAACTGGTGCTACTGGGCCAACAGGTCCACAAGGCCCTACGGGAGCAACAGGACCGCAAGGTCCACAAGGGGCTACCGGGGCCACCGGGCCACAGGGGCCGCAAGGGGAAACGGGGCCGGCCGGCGCAGCCGGTGCTGCCGCAACGATTTCTGTTGGCACAATTACTACGTTACCAGCCGGTTCTTCTGCTACCGTGACTAATGTTGGCACTAGTTCTGCGGCCGTGTTTGATTTTGGAATACCAAAAGGCGCAGACGGCCAAACTCCAACAGTCAACAATCCAACAATCACAATAACGCAGGGTGGTGTATTCAAAGGTTCGTTTACATTAAATCAAGCAAGTGATGACACAATAGCCCTTGACGCAGGCGGTGGCGGTGGTGGTCACGAAGTTGTGGAGTTTCAGGCACCGACAGTAGCAACTGGTTATAAATGGTATCGCAAGTATGCCGACGGTTGGGTAGAACAGGGCTTTATGAACATTATCGCAACCACAACAGTTCAAACTGCCGACTTGCCAGTAACTATGGCAAACAAGCAATACGCAGTATGGCTTGCTAAGGGTGGTGACAACGGGAACTATACGTATGCGTGGCCATATTCGGCGTCACAAGTTCGTTGGAAGACTAGTGCCGGGAGCACGCAGGCCGGTTGTGCGATAGTAGTATGTGGTATGGCAGCAGCATCATAAAAACCTTGACTTTTGGGGTAAAAAATAGTATAGTAAAGATAAGGAGAAAATTATGGCAACACAGGTTCAAAGACGTCGCGGAACGGCCGCGGAATATATTAGCAGCGGGTTCGTTGGAGCGGAGGGCGAATTTACTTACGATAAAACATTAAAAACAATTCGTGTGCACGACGGTTCTACAACCGGCGGTTTTCCTTTGTTAAAAAAGGTTACGTCAATGACGCCCGCGACCAAGTGCAAAATCACATACAACGAAGACGGTATTGTTACTGGTGGTGGCGACATCGAAATGTCCGACCTGCCATCTGATTTGATGACGACTTTTGTGCAAGCAAATGAAGCGATTACCCCTGTGCCGGCAGGTTATTGGAAGTGCAAAGTTCGTTACGATGCAAAAGGGTTGGTATTAGAGGGCGCAGATTTAGAAGTCTCTGACATCCCTGCAAACATACCACAATCAAAGATTCAGAACCTATCGGTAGATTTGGCGGGTAAAATGGACCAAATCAGCGTGGTTGTGCCGACAAATTCGTCTGGCACGATACAGTTGATAGACAATGCGGTCAACAAGGTCGTTTTGACTGGTTCTGCAACATTGCAAAGCCCTGCTGTGTCTGGCGATGATTTGGGCAAATTACATCAGTTGGTTGTGCAGTTGCATAAACCTGATATTGCCTACACGGTCACATTTGCTGACAACAAATACTTTGGGTCCAGCGCAGCACCTGATATTTCAAGCGTTGGGTTCTACAACATTTACTATGAGTTTGATACAACACAAAATGCGTGGGTATTAGGGGCGATACGTAAACTCACTGCTGCATAAGGAGCGGTTATGAAGATATTTAGTCAAGATTTAATGACTGCTATCAAAGAGTCGCAAAGAGACCCCGCTAATTATGTTCGCTTCGAAGTTTATGCCTATTACTTAGACGCTCAGCAAAACGAACAAACAGATGGTATAACGGTCACGATTACGGCCTCGGGTTACACACAAGGGGCTGGCAACTATATCGACGTGCCACTCGGCACACCGGTCACTTATACCGTAACTAAAACAGATTATGAAACCGAAGGGCCAACTACCGTGACGGTAACCGGTCCCGCCGTAAAACGCGTGCAAATAACAAATCTTCCTATGTGGACATTTACTGTCGTGCCAACTCCGGCAGATTCTACGGTTTCGATGGCTTCCGGTTCAAGAACTAGTAATACCGGCACAATCAGCGTGCCACAAGGAAGCACGGTTACTTATAGTATTTCGCATACAGGTATGGACTTTTACAGCGGGAGTCGCTTGATTCCTGCGTCTCCGCAAGACACAAACCCAATCACGATTGCCAGAACCTTGAACTCCACAATTTATATGGAAAGCATTGACCCAGCGGACGCTACGATTTCTTGGAATACAGGCGTTGGCGACCCAACATCTGGGCTGTCTTGCACTGCGCCTTGCACAAGTAGCGTCGTGTTGACAATAACAAAATCTGGGTATAATACGATTACAAGGAATTTCCCATCGCAGGCCGGCTACCTAACGACGACCAATCTCGGTGCTATTACTATGACAAAAAAGGCGTTGACGTGCACGCTGGCCTGCAACACCCCTGCCGCTTTAATTTCTATGTGGAAAGAAGAAAACGGCGTAGAGGTGCCAAATTCTCGCGTTACGGGCAATTCGCAGGTTACGATAGACTGCGTTGTCGATGACGATATACACTGGTCTGTGGAAAAACAGTATTACATCACGCAGACAGGGCATTGGGTAATGCAAGGGGAAGACAAAGTCTTGCCGCCTGTCACATTGCTGATTGACGATTATGTGGTAACGATTACCTCTGACCCAGCAGAAGCCTTGGTTACGATATACAACGGGTCATCTCAGTTAGCACAAGGTTGGGGTGGTGCGTCCGTCGCTGTCCCTGCGGGAACATACATAACCTATACGGCTGTTCTTGGTGGCGTCACAGAAACAGGAAACGCAACCGTTACGTCTAATTATACCGACCAACTAACTTTGAGTGCTATCGATGGACAAACGGTAAACGTTGTCACAATTTCTGGCACACAAACATTGCAATATGGAAAGTATCGCTTTGTGCTTGTTGGTGGTGGTGCCGGCGGACAAGTTTCTTCTAGTCAGGCAGATTCCGGTATACGTTCGTCTTCTGGCTCCAACGGTGGTGGCGGAGGTGGTTCCGGCTATGCTTTGATTCAAGAGGTTATGATTTCAAACAAGGCCGGGCAACAGGTTACGTTTAGCGTTGGCCAAGGCGGGACAACCAATCAGAACGGTGGAAATTCTTATATTGTTGTTGGCGAAGATACGTATACTGCATCTGGCGGGAAAAGCGGTTTTGCTACTGGCGGAACTCCTGAACAAAAGAGTTCCAACGGAGGGGACGGCGGGTCCGGCGGTGGTGGCGGCGGTCACGCAAAAACAATGACCAATAACCAAGATAGATACCCTGCTACTAATGGAGGGGACGGCGCGTATGCTGGTCAAAACGGACAAACTATGTTGTCTACTTACAGCAGTTATACGCAAACAAATAAAGGCGGAACGGGCTTTAACGGAACGTCTGGCACTTATGAAAGTAACCACGGAAATATGATAACAGCCATTGAAAACGGCAACCCGGGCGGTGGCGGTCGTGGTTTAACCCCGATGCAGAGCGATTTAACAAATACGGAATACTTTTTGTCACTGACAAATGTTCAGTTGTTGTATAACAATCTTGGTGGCGGTGGTGGTGGCGGTCCAACAGGTTGTCCTTTGATGAACGTTTCGATTCCGGCGGTTTATGGTGGCCCCGGTGGTGGCGGCGGTGCGTGGACGGATGGCACTGCTGGCATTGCTGGTTCTCCCGGCACAGGCGGCACAGGCGGTGCTGGCGTTATATTATTTATGCGTATAGCGTGGAGTTAAAATGAAGTATGTCTATCTATGTGGAGCGATTTGCCTTATACTGTTCGGAACGCATTTATATGCGTTTAAGACGGGCTATACTGCTGGCGGCGATAAAGTCAAGTCCGAATTACTTGCGACTACGCAAAGACAAGCGCAAGCACTTACAGAAGCGAATAAGAAAATACTTGACTTTCAGAGGCTTATCGGTAATAATAATGACGAGTGTTTTAACAGGTTGTGGCCTAATGAAGTCATCGAGTCCGTCAACCCTCAGTTGCGTTGATATGACTACGTATGTGAATAACGCCAAAACCGCGGCACAAGTTATTTCTAGGGAGCGTTTGTGCGAGATGGCTCGCACTGGACAATAAGGAGAAGTTATGGGTGGTGTTGAATACCAAGTTACCAAAGTAGACCCGACAGACCCGCAGACAAGGGGGGCTGTGTATCAGGTCCACAAGGTCAGCGAAGAAATTGCCGCAACCCTAGGCGGTAAAGTTTATCGTGCTCGTATAATCAACGACCCGACAGCACCAACTGTTGCGGGTAAGGTTTATCAAATTGTTTTAATCGGAGACCCGTCAGACCCTGCTGTTAAAGGCAAGGTTTATAACGCAATTCTGACAGGTGGTTCAGAAGCAGTCGTAGTTGGCCCTGCTGTATCGCCATTAGTATTGCCCGATGCAATCGCAGATTCCCTGACCTATGTAAAAGCATTTGGTGGAACAGAGCAGAACGGCACACCAACCCAAGATGCACCAGTTGATATTGTGAGTAATAATGGGGTGTTGGGATTCCAAGATTCGGAATTACCATCTGAATATAGACGCGTTTTAGGGTATGCTTGTGATAATGACGTTTTGTGGCAAATTACCGGGTTCCACTTACGCGGCAGTGACACTATTCGTATATCGTTTAGCGTAACCGCCGCTTGTAATGTGTTTGGGTGTTATCAAGGGACAGATGCAACCGACAACTATGACTTATATGTTAGCGCAACAAGTGGAAGCAAGTATTTGCGTTATGGTGACGGAACATATTTGTCTTATTGGTCTTCGGCTAATATGGGACAAAGATTCGATGTGGTTTTCACACCCACGGGAACTTCCGGTATGCCGCAAGACAGCACTTGGGCACCGATGACTTTTGAATCTGCAAATAATTTACTTTTGGCGGCCACAACTCTGACTGGGACTTCGTCAAAACTGCGCGGTAATTTATATGGCTCTTTTGTAGTTGACGGTCGGTTAAAGTTGATACCGTGCGAACGGGTTAGTGACGGTGTATTGGGGTATTACGATACATATACTGGGACTTTTTACGAACCAACTGGCACTCCGACTTCATTAGGGTATGATTTCAGTTATTATAGTATTAAAACTTCTGGCACTGTGGAAACGATAAATGTCCACAGTAAGAATTTGTTTGATAAAAATATGCCAAATGTTTTAATAAACGGTTTTCCAAGAGATGATGGCACATTTGTTCCGCTAAATGGTTTTAGAACAGTAATTTATCCTTTGCAAATTGGGGAAACTTATACTATAACTAGGGTGACAAGTACCCCCACACAGGCATCAATGAGAGTGATTGCATATAATACACAACAACCTCAAAGTACAGACAATGGTGTAGTGTTATCTATCGGGACAGCGTCAAGTAAAACAGCAACAATAACGGTGCCCGAAGGTTATCCCTATGTTGCAACTTATGTAAAGCATTCTAATGATGTAATTTCTGATGCAGAATTGTTAGATGGTTTCCAAATTGAACAAGGTTCGACCGCAACAGAATACGAACCATACTTTGATGGTGGCACAGCGACAGCGGAAATGTTGTTAAAGGTTGGCAATTATCAAGACGAACAGGAAATACTGTCGGGGGCTGTCACGAGAAATGTCGGGGTAAAGGTGTTTGACGGTTCAGAAATAACCAGAAACGCTTCCTCGGCAGGAAATTATTATAGATATATTGCCGACAATGTTATTTCGGGGGTTAGTAGTATAGGAGCAACTAATGCTTATTGCACACATTTCTCTTTTAATACAGGTTTTTCTAGAATTTCAACCGCCCGTGGAACAGAAGTTGATTTTTGGTTTGACGTAAATACAACTTTAACCGATATGACAAAGTTCAAACAATGGTTAGCCGACCAAGCCACCGCAGGCACACCAGTAATCTTATTGTATCCATTGGCGACACCGACAACGGAATCTGTCGCAGGGCAGACATTACAAGTAACGGACGGCGATAACGCGCTGGAAATCACGCAGGCGAGTTTGGATGGGTTGGAATTGGAAGCGCGGTATGATGCGGCGGTCACACTAACCGTTCAAGAAGCGGAAGGCGCCAACCTTGACAACAAAGTGACGGTCACAATTCAATAAGGAGTAAGAAAATGGAACCAGAAGAAGTATTAGAACAGGAACCAGTGGTTGAAGAACCCGTTGTGGAACCCGAACCGGTGCAGATTTATACCAAGGGAAAATGGGAAGAGTTGGAATTTTTGATGCCACGCGAAATGGAAGTCGGAAAGACTTATCACATTGTGGTTAAAGGTCACTGCCAGTTTGCCGTGTCCGCAGAAAAACCAACTGCTGGTATTGCTACAAACGAAATAACCTTTACAAAGCAAGATGGGCTGAAACTTTGGATTAAAACAGGGGAATAAAAAATGGAACAATATCTATCTGAAATTGTTACCGCGTTGATTTCGATTGGAGTATCGTATGGTGCTATGAGAGCGGAGATTCATAATTTGAAACAGAAAGTTGATAAATACGATGCCGACCACGATTTGATAATTCGTTTAGATACGAAGGTGGACGGCATATCAGAAACTTTACAAGAAGTAAAGACAATGATGGAAAACAAAAGGAGTAAAAAATGAACTGGTTTATGGAAAACTGGGTAAATATACTGGCTTGCTTTGGTGGGTTGGTAGGCGCAGCATCTGCGTTCGTCAAAATAACACCAACACAGAAAGACGACAATTTTGTCGCATTGCTGGTAAAGATATTCAACTGGCTGTCTATCTTTAACCCGAAGAAAGACCAAGAAGTTTTGGACAAAGCAGAGGCTAAGAAAAAATAATGAAAAAGCGGTGGAAGAAACTTTACGGCGACAGATACACTTTCTGCTGTCCGTATTGTCTTAAAGAGTTCCCGTTGTCAGAAGCAACGGTCGAGCACGAACCACCGCTTTCTCGGCAAAAAGAACTAGGGCCGAGCAATACGATTTGGGCGTGTAAAAAGTGCAATAACCAAAAAGGCTCTTTGAACGCCCAAGAATACGCCGAGTGGAAACGCTTGGAGTTTATAAGAAACGGTGGGCTATCAAACCAAGGGAGGTAAATATGGCTTGCGGAAAAGGAAAGAAAAAATAGGAGAAAACTATGTATAAACTGAACATTGACCATTTGACAGAAGTCAAATACGAAAACACTCCTCAACACGGGCTGTTTTCAGGCACCATCGAAACCGACCGTGTAGTATTGGTCGATGGCGATGGTAAATACTTACAAGTTGACGGAAACTTCGGCACAGACCTGAAAATTGGTTTGGTTCGCACGTATTCTGCATCTCGTGATGAAGCCGAAATCGCATACAAAGTAGCAACAACCAGCGCAACGACATCTGCTGCTGTATATTGCTATGCTGATGTTATGGTGTTGCAAAGCAATTATGCCGATGTAGATGCGTTTGTTGAATACTTGGTTGACAATGGCGTTATCACGATTGACGATTATGTAAACCCAAAATATGAATTGAAAGCAGCGACAATCAAAACAGCAGGAACTGGTTATACAGCGGAATCTGTTGATGTTGAAGTTCCGGGCGAAGCAGGCGATACACCGGGTGTTGTGACTTGCACAATCACAGAAGGCGCTATCTCTGCGGTCGCGATTAAATCTGCTGGTTCGTATGAAACAATGGTTGCGACACAAGAGTTGTCTGTCACTGGTGGAACAGGCAAAATCACTGTCACAATGCAGGCGAAAGCGTAATGAAGTTTGTATATGCCGAGTGGTATAACAGGAGCGTAAGGTCCGGGTGTGTGAAGGAAGACTTCACACCTCAGGTCTGCTTTAATGCAGGTCAACTAATCGAGAAACTAAATGCCCTTGGGTTTTTGCCCGCTAGGGTATTTAGTTCCTGCCTACGAAGCAGACAAAGCCAGATACGCATATACAAAGAAAAAGGCATAACCGACGAGAGCAAGATTCCGTTCGGTTCTTGTCATTTGACAGGGGAAGCAGTCGATGTTGCCGACCCTGATGGCAAACTTGGAGCGTGGTTAAAAGAAAACAAAAAGAAGTTAGAGGAATTAGGGCTTTATATTGAAGACCTGAAATATACACCCGGCTGGTGCCACCTGCAAACACGGGCTCCAAAATCGGGCAAACGGTTCTTTATTCCTTGACTTTTAACGCATTTTGTGGTATCATCAACCCAAGGAGAAAAAATATGATTTCAGTAGCATCTCTTGGTAATAATTTAGGGAACGCGACGATGAATACGGGTGCTGGCACAATGGGTAGTGGCACAGATGTTCGTTATAGTCCGCGCAATTCTGCGATTGAATCTCAAATTAGACGTGCTGGCGAACAAAACGAAGCATATTTGAACGAAGCAAAGTCATTATATGAACCGTATGTCAATGCGGGCGTTTCTTCGTTAGACGAATATATGAAGTTGCTACTCGGTGGTGTAGATGGCCTTAAAGACGACCAGAACTTCCAGTCAATGCGTGACTTGGCAGAACGTAAGGTTATGGGCAACCGAGCGGTTTCGGGACTGTTGCGTTCTGGTGCGACAGCCTCCGCTTTGGATGATGCAGAATTAAAATTTGCCAATACATATTATGGCAATCGTTTGAATCAGTTGTTGCAAGGCGTCAACGAAGGGCATTATGGTGTTACGGGCACATCAAGCATACTGGAAAAACTTGGTGGCAACGCAACAGATTTGGCTTCTGCATTGGCGAATATACAGATGCAGAGAGAAGGAAACCAAGCGACTATCGACGCCGCACGTGCTCAGGCAGGTGCTACAACTTCTGCGGCAAACAAAACAGCCAATGCTACTATGGCTGCGGGCTTGGTTGGTGCTGTTGCATCGTTATTCTCAGACCGCAGATTAAAAACAGATTTGAAATTGGTCGGTAAGAGCCACAACGGTTTGAACATCTATTTGGGTCGCTACACCAAAGAATCTGGTTTGGATGACGGCAAACAGCACTTGTTCTTGATTGCTCAGGAAGTAATGGAAGTTGTGCCAGAAGCCGTAACATTGGACGAGAGCGGGTTTTATAAAGTCAACTATGGAAAAGCATTGGAGGCAGAATAATGGCATACAGTTTAGATTTTTCAGGATGGAAGGATGCACGCAACGCTATTGCGGCGTCTACTATAAATCAAGCGAACATCGCTGCGAATATGATTGCTAATAGAGCAAATACGTGGAATAAAGCGATTTCTGCTGGAATTGGTGCTGCTGGCCGTATGTGGGACAATTATCAGAAAAAGAAAGAAAAAGAAGAAGCCGACAAACTGATTGCGGCTAATACTGGTTTGTTGCCCGAGGACACTGCGATTGACCCAGCGCAAGAAGCGAGCGCAAACAACGCATTGCCGGAAGAAATGACCCCGGAAGAAGCCGCTGCACTGAAAAAAATGTTGCTTGAAAAATATAACATATAGGGAGTAGTCCTATGACGCAGGAAGAAATACTTACTGGTCTTTTGTCTGACGCCACAAACATAAACCCTGTAAGTTTTGCTGGGGGTTTAGGTTATGAAGCGGCACCAGACAAGAAAGGTGCAAACTTTGCTGATGTAGAAAATTTAGACCCGCACTCGCAACGGCAGAGACGGTCTCAGTTTACGCAAAACTTGATGTTTGCCAAAGACGCATTTGACTTTATCACAGGCATTGACCCACAAGCGTATGCTGGCAAAACAGCAAAACTTATGAACGACTACGACAAGGTTCGTATGGAAGAAGACCCAGAAGGCTATCAGCGCGATATGAACCGTGCAAAAGTATTATCACAGCGTGCGTCTGAAACTGACGACCCCGAATTAAAGCGCAAATACGGTATGGCCATCAAACAGTTGTTGCCTGATGAAACAGAAGGCTTGGATGACATAACTGCATCCACGTTCTTGTTCAGCCAAAGCGACAAGTTGCAACAGCAATTATTAAAGAACGCTGGCAACCTTGCTGTCCAACAGGCTAAGAACGCTGGTAGTCTTGCGACGGCAGGCGTAAAAGCCGACTCTGCTGAAAACGTGGCCAACATACGTGCTGACGCTTCAAGGGATGTCGCCGGCATCCGTGGCGAATACGACTTGCTGAAAAAGGACAAAGATTATTTGCGTGAAGAATTGCGTCAAAGAGGTATGAGCGAGCGTCAGGCAGACAAAATAATCGCAGATTATGAAAGAGAACTGATGAGGCAAGAGCATAGCGATTACCGCACTGAATATGCTGCCGACAGGGCATTAGAAGGCAGACAATATGCGGCTGATTTAGGCTTAGAGGGCCGTATGTATGCTGCCGACAGAGGGTATGAAGGCCGCGTCTACACGGCAGATTCTGCGTTTGACCGCAACAAATACACGGTTGACGCCAATATGTATATGAACGACGCTGACAACAGACGCGCTATCGAAGTTGCGACAATCAACGCAAACGCAAGAGTGCAAGCGGCGAAAGCAAAAGGCAATCTTGCTGGCGTAGATGCGTTGACCGGCGATATTGTGCCATCTGGCGGTGTTGTGGAAGCGGTCAACTTCATCGAAAACAACAGAGATTTGTTCTCGGCGACTAACGCGTTGCTTGATACAAGATTAGGCCGTGCAACCGGTGCTTTGAGTGATGAAACCATACAGGCTCGTGACAATGTTCGTCAGGAATTACAATCGTTGGTTCAGCAATCGGTTAAAAACTTGATGCAGTTGTTCCCGAAAGGCGGTTCTGGTGTTATCAACACCGCAACAGAACAACGGTTCTTTGTGCCTGTGGCGGAAGCGATTGCGTCGGGCGAAGCCAACAAGATATTGCCGGCTATTAAAGCGTTCTACGGACAAATGTATGACGCCTGTGCTGCGGCTGGCGAACCTGCTCCGATTACCCGTGCTGAATATATCAGGTTGATGATGTATGGCCAAACAAGCGACGGGAAAACACGTATTACTCGCGGTGGCGGAAATACACAGGCTTCGTCGCAGGGTAACACTACGGTAGGCAATTTTAGCGGTAAAGTAGGTAAAGACGGGCTGATTGCTCTAACTTTTGATTAGGGAGTAGCAAATGGAAATCAAATTTACTGACGCTCAATTAAAGGCTTTGACAGATAACGGCTATACGATGGACAACTTAAAACAGTCCGTCAAAGCATATCGTGAACAAGGTTATTCTGACGAAGACATACAGCGCGGTTTGTGGGGGACTATCAAAAAGATGGCCCCAAATGCTCGCACTCCTGTTGAGGTTGAAGATTATAGCAAACGCACTTGGCCACGCCGTGTAAAAGAAATGCAAGAACTTGGTCTTCAAGTTCCTGATTATGACGAAAACACTTCTTATACGCAACGGCAAAAAGAAACGTATGATATGATTCAGAAAGAACGTAGCAAGCGTGTTGCTAGCAGCGAAAGGGCAGAACGCAATCTCGCCCGTGCCGGAGCGGCTGCTCACTCGTGGGGCTCCGCGGCTACGCTTGGTCTAAGTTCGCTTGCATTGGCTGGTATGGGTGCATTGACCGGCGAAGATTACAACACCGAAGCGAAACAATGGAAAGAAGAACATCCGGGGTATTCCGCCGCAGGGACGATTGCGGGTGCTCTTACGCCCGGTGGCGCAATGGCGACCGGTATTAAATGGGTAAATGGTTTAGCCAATTCTGCAAAGGCAGGGGTTGTAGCGAAAGGTGGTTCTGCTGCACTAGGATGGGGCGCAAAAGTTTTAACCAACGCCGTTGGTGCACAGGCAATGTTTCAAATGCAAGAAACAGTTGACAATGTCGCTGCAACAGGGGAATTTGAATCAGGTTTAGATTCTTTGAATAAGTTTTGGCAAGGCGGGTTATCTAATGCCGGATGGGACGTTGCGTTATCTACCGTTGGTGGTGTAGCAGGAAAGATTGCCGGCGTATTCTCTAAGACTAAAAAAGCAATTAAAGCGGCTGGCGGCATCGAAAATGTTGCCCGCGGAAAACAGGCGGCTCAGGCAGTTCTTGACGGAGGCGGAACGAGACAAGAAGCCGCGGCGGCCTTCTATGGCACCGTTGCAGAAAACCTTGATGATGCAGGTAAGGCAACATTTGAAAAGTTGTTAGTAAATGACAAAGATTTTGCTCGTATAATGCAACGGCAGGCCGCTGACGCAAAACAGGTGGTTATCAACACTACGGATGCCGTAACGCGTCAAGAATATGGAAAATTATCACAAAACCTGTTGGAAAACGCTTGGGGCACTTCGAAGAACACCTTGGGAAAATATGAGGTTGACTTCACAAGAAAGGGCTTGGACCAGTTGCTTGGGTTGGATGCGAAAGGTCCAGTTATGGAGGCCCGCAAACAAGCCCTTGCTCGTGCAGAGCAAAAGGTTATGGCCAACCCAAGCCTTGCTCGTGATGTAAAGGTCAACTTCGATGATTTGACCCGCACATTGAAAAACAACGGTTCGCGAGACCTTGAAGCCGCGTTTGGAAAAGTAGAACCGGGTTCTATTAAATCGTTCGAGGGTTCTATCGAACAAACAGAAGCCATCACTCGTGCACAAAGAAAGATTGCAGCGTGGGAAAAACAGGCAGGCAGGCAAATGCCGGCTGGCGAAGTAGACCGTATTATGAACGCAGAAATGCGCGTTGGCGCAGAAGACCACTTCCGCAAGATTATGGCGGAAGGAACCGACTCGGTGCAAGACGTCAACGACATCAAAGACTTTTTCGACAATGCGTTCAAGGCAGAGGTAGAAGCCGGCCAAGCAGAGGCGGTCGGGGCGTTTACGCAAGGTATCAACACTCAAATCTTGGACAATTTGGACAATGTTTTGTATGAATCAAATCAGGCATTGCGTTTGGGCAAAGAACTTGGCAAGATACACGAGTTTGGTAAGAAATACACCGATGCGAACTTCAACGAATTAGAATCGTTGCTGAACAACGGCACAGAAGCCAAAGAAAAAGCAATGAAGTTGGCGGCCTTTAAGATGGGTATGCTTGACAGGGTGGCTGAACAAGCCGTTGCAGGACAAGGTGCTGGCTTAGATTCTTTGCGTTCAATGATGCAGGGCGGGAAATTAAAACAATACTTTTCGCCGGAAGAAGTCGGGGCGTATATTGACAAAATCAGACCAAAGATGGAAGCCGCAAATACGCTGAACGGCATCATAAATGTTGCGTATAAGCGTCGTGGCGAAGACATCGCCGGTATTATGGCCCCTGCCATCCGTGCCGGTGTTGCTGGTGCTATATTGCACTCGCCAAATGTATTTATGAACTCTCTTGTGACTGTTGCTTCTCGTATCAGTCCATACGGGCCAAGAACAGCAAAAATGTTGCAACGGTTAGCAGAAAACCCAGATTGGAGCACGTTCAACAGATTGGTCAAAGGAACAACTGACCCTGCTGAAAAAGGCTTCTTGCATCAGGCTATATTAGCCGCGTTTGAAGACGCATACAAACAAGAACAATACCGGAAGGAGTAAATTATGCCAATGATAAGAGACCCAAGATGGAACGCAATCAACTTCGATGGCACACCTGCCGCAGGTGCTCGCTTGTTTGTGTTCGCTAATGGCACCGATAACGAAGTGCAGACTTTTGCAGATTCTGCAATGACAGTAAAAAATACCACGCCACTCATTGCTGATGGACGTGGTTATTTCCCGGCATTTTTTGCGCCGGCTGGCACTTATAAAGTCAGAGTCGAGACGCCAGAAGGCTCTTTGATAAGTGAGACATCAGGCGTTCTTGCTTAGCAAGAAAACGCTTGTATTGCTTATCGTTGTATTCTGTCATCCACTTACACATTTTCTCTGGTATATTGCCGATGACGTGCATCGGGTCTGCTCTAAACGTTTTTTTATTCACAACCCAAGCCTCAGTCCCGTATACCGCAGAAATAAAAAAGCCGTTGCCATATAAGCGTGGCAGCGGCATTATTCCTGAGGGGGTCTGAACTTGGACATTTTGCCAGTCTTTTGTCAGCATAACTCCCTCCTTTGTTGTTAAATGTGATGGTAGGCACCGTCTTTCGTAGCCTTCCATTTACGATTGTAATTTATTTCCATTTTGTTGTCAACTGATTTCAACAACGCCGATGCAAATATAGCATTATTCATCATTTCTTCTTCGATATACCAAAACGCCCATTTGGCGTCAGGAGCAGGCCAACGCAATAAACCACAAGCAACAATATAAATATCTGCCAATTCGTCGATTTTATGGCTTTCTAGCCACTCTTTCTTTTCTTCCTCTAACTTGGCCTTCTGTCCTTCCAAAGTCGTGTCAGGGAACGTTTTTTCGTGCCATTTGGCTATGTCTATCGGGGACCATTTTTTAATCATATTCTTTCTCCTTTTAGTTTCCTTTCTGTTTCATCTACTTCGTTTTCGTCAGCGACGATGATTCGCTTTATATTATGGTTTGACAAATACCACAACGGGTCAACTTCTTTATGCTTGTAAAAATGCCAACCCAACTCTAACGCCGCCCAAAGATAAGGGTCTGTCATACTATCTGGCATCTCGATACGCTTGATGTGATATTTTTTGTGTTCAAGAGTCTTCAAAAGCAGTATTTTCATTTGATTCTCCGCAGTGTTGGTTTTTCGCGAGGGGTATCGGCAAAATCACTGCAAAAGTTGTGCTTTGCTTTAACAAATTCAAACTCTCCGCTTGCGACCATTACGCCGTTGTGGTCATACAAGTCGCAAGACGCAATATATGTCGTAGAGTCCAGTTTAGTGCATCCGGTATCGCTAGCCACGCCCACAGTGTCGCAAAGTTGCTTGTGATACGTTATGCGTGCGCTAGCGGTGTAGATTTGCTCATCTTTGGTCTCTGGGAACGACTCGTTTATTTTACGAAGCGCCAATCTGTCCATAACATCGGCGATATACCCTCCGCTTACAAAGCCGTATTTATTGAACTTGTGAGACATTGTGTGGCCCTCCTGAATAATATGGCACCTGCGGGTTACGCATAACGTCTCTGAACGGGTTTTTGCTTCTTTCCATCAACAAATCGTGCTGCAAACGTTCGACCTCTGCTTTCAACTCTTCGGCCTTTGCTTTTAACCCTTTGTAGAAAGGGTTTTGCTGCACTTCTTCATATTTTTCGGCTGATTCTCTGTCCACAAACTCCGTGCCATCGCTTGCCACCCAGACACGTTTTTCCACGATAGCGGAATTACCCACCAGCTGACTTCTTCCAGTAAGGTTTTTCTTTTCATTTTTACTCATCCTTGTTCTCCTTTGGTTTTATGTCGTATTTACCATCGACTATGTCTTGGCAAATCGGCAATAATGCGTTGATGACGTCTTCGCATAGTTTTGCAGACAGGTTGTGCTTGCCATGTCTGTCATAATGGTCCAACAATACCTTTGATATTTTTAAGTATAATTCTATCGGCATTTAGTCCTCCGGGGTTGTTACGATTAGCGGCATAGAAGCAACGCCTACCGCCTTGCAAAAGTTCAACAATGCTTCTGAATTAGGCGCAAACTCAATGTATTTGGCGTCAGGCATCTGTTCTTTTGCCATTTTGCACCGGGAACAACCCGGTATTCCGCATATAATTTTCATTAGTCGTCTCCTACTCTACTGTTATATCTTTTCCGTTTTTATAACCAAGGTCGTTCGCTGCGTTTTGAGCAAAACCCCATACTGTCGTTAAAGTTCCAAACATTACGTTCTTTAATGCTTCTGTGATAGTGTCTTGATAATACAACGCTTCGATTATACCTTTTAATTTTGTCAAATTCCAATCAGCATACTGATATTGTGCTTCTGATGACATTGCCATTTTACTCATATTTCACTCCTTAAAATCTATATGTTAAACGGGTTGGGTCGCGATATTCTGATGTCAGCGCATAGATTACCAGCGCAACACCAAGACCAATAAAGACCCCTGCTGCTACTTCGTTTGCGTGATTATCGTGGTCGTGAATAATCACATAGTTTGTCCGGTGTGGTGGTGGCACCCGTGTTGCAGCATACACTGTATTAGAGGCTAGAACGCTAGCCAACACTAAAATAGACGCTAATTTCTTCATTTCAAGGCTCCTAATTTTACAAGGTTGTTTCCGGTTATCGTGTCGACGCAACGAATACCAGATTCGTCTGCGTTGATGACGATAATGTCGCCGGGGTTCATCAAGCAACTGACAGCACCAAAGTATTCGGTGTTGCTTTCAATATCTTTTAGTTTTTCGTCTGCTTCTGCTTTGTAGTGCCATAAGGTAAAACCATTTGCATAAGCCAACACTGATAAGTTTTTATTTCTGAACGACATTTTTTGCTCCTTTGGTTAGATGTTCATAAATAATTGTCCGCACTCAGGACACCTTTTTAGGTTTCTTTTTGCTGCTTCTCTGCAACACCTCGACATCGGGGTCCACTCCGGTTGTTTCTTTCTTTGCATTTTTTCTGCTCCTTGGTTTGTCAAACCCTTGTTTTGTGCTCATCATATCTATGAAGCAAGCACAATCTTCTACTCTGGGGCCGTCATACAACCACTGATGCGTCTTGGGGTCGCCCACTAAGAATACACGCCTACCCATCGGGGACTCATACGGTTGTATCAAATACCCTTTGTATTTTTCTGGTTTCCAAAACTTGTGTCCGTTTTCTTCTTTGAACGGTCCTTCGAAGGGCGAATCAAACAACATCATTGTTCGCTCCTTTTGTTTGGGCAACCACTACCGTTTTTGCACTCTTTTGCTTCTCGACACGGACAACCAAATCTGTCGCAATATGCGTATGCGTGAGACATACCTACTGCGTGATAGTCCTTTGGGCGATAATACTGTGTCCATACCTTGCGTTGCAGATACGGACATTTGAGTGCCCAGCAGTCTTTTACTTTCATAACCGCCTCCTACATCGTCATACGCAGCGATTCTGCCGGTATGCGTTGTTCGTCAACAGTAATCATACAACCAGTCGTTAAACCTACGTATTCCGGCTGATATGCAGCGTATTTGCCGTAGCACGCCTTTTTGTCTAACACATACGCGCCAAAGACTATTACAAAGACGAATAACGCCAAGATTCCTACGATTGACAAATAAAACAAAACATCATCCCAGTCCATCATTTTTTTCTCCTTTTAGTTGTTTTTACATTTGATTGTTGCATTATCGGTTCGTTAGGCATATTTATTTCTTCTGCACAACGCTCCGCTTCTTCGAACAGTTTGTCGATGTCGCTCATATCAGCCCACTCAACATCCCCGTTCTCAAACACCATTATTTCAATCTGTGGCTCGTCTCCATAGATTACGGTGTTGTCTATCTTGTTCACGAACGAAGGCCCGTCATCGGGCAAAAAACCCGCCTTTACGAACGCGTCCAAGATAACTTTGGACCCAAAGCCCGTTATGTTGTCTATATCTCGCTTTTTATTTGGCTCGGTATAGATAATTTGAAACTGCGCTGGCCAAGAAAATTTGACCGCAGGTCCCAAATATGTCATAATGGCTTGCATCCATTTCTTTTTCATCATTGCGCCCTGTATCGGGTGTCTACGACACGCGTTTTGGTATTCGTTGATACCCGGCAGACGCAATGGTATTGTATATGCTTTCACTCTAAGTCCTCTTTTTTTAATAGTCCTGCTTGAAGCATCATAATGTTAGCAATAGCGCATAAAGATATTGCTATATTTTCTAATGCGTCCATTTTTCTGAGTTCAAAACCTCTTGGGTTTTGTGGCACATAATATCGTTTTTTCATAATACCTCCCCTTTGGTTAGGGCTTCGTATTTATCTACGAGGCGGTTGTATTCTTTTGCAAGCATCGAGTATTGTTCGTTCAAATACTGGACTTTTTCTCGCAACTTTTCGTTCTCTGTCATAAAACGGCCAACCATTTTATCGACGTGCTTCCAACCACGAGCGGGTCTTCGGCAATTATTGCATAGGGTTTGGTATGGTATTTCCAGCACCTCGCTTGCGGTCTTTACCGTGCCATAGTATTCACGGCAAAAACGCCCCAATGCAGTTTCCTGAGTGATTACTCTTGTCATTTGATTCTCCTTATGTATTTTTTGTCGCCTTCAACAACCCAAACCAAACAGCCCTGATGCAACAAGTCGTCCATAATCTGCTTACGAGTATTCGGTTGAATATCTTTGCAGTGTGTATGAAACTCTGCTTCCGTCAGTTTTTTGTCTAACGGCAAGCAACGCAACATTTCCTGTCTGGTCTTTGCATAATCGCTTCCTGTGATGTCTGGCAAATGGTCTTCAATCGTCATCAAGTGATAATCTACAAACGCTTTGGCCCATCTCACAGATGCAGCGGTTATAATTGGTCTGTTATTTTCCCACTCGCACGCACACAACGAGTATTTTAGTATTTGCTCGAAGGCACGCCCTAACGGTTTATCTCGCAAGTCCGTTTCTTCCATACTGTCTCTGCGCTGGTTGATTTCCATTTCGATTTGGTCCAACAGCGTTTCGGCTTCCGGTGTTGCAGGGACTTTTAATGAAGTGTCGCCCGTTTCATTTGCGGCGTTCATAAAGTCTTTTTTCAGTCGTGCTTGCGATGTCCAACTTTCCAGCCGTTCCATAAAGTCGTATATGTCCTGCGGAAAAAAGTCCCTAGGCGACACATAGTCCGGGTTTTTTACTGGTATGCGGCTTTTCATTTTTACTTCGATAAGTGTAAAACGAGGAACAAACCCGTCTTCAAAGTCGCCTTTGGACAAAGATTCAAACAAACGACTTGGCACCGATTGACCGAATACGATTGCACAAGGGCACTCGATGTTGATAATGTCTCGCTTTGCTTTCGATGAATAAGCCGCAGTTGAATATGTCCCGCTTGCACGAGAGAACATTTTTATCAACTCCGACCCAATCGCTCTGGTGTATGCGCTGGTATTTTCGCCCTTGATATTGCGAAGATACTGACCGATTTCGTCAATATACGCATATATGATACCATCACGACCCAGCAATGCGTCAATAAAGCCCACATCCGAACGAAACTCGCCAATCAGTTTGCTGCTTATTACTTCCGGTGCGTGCTGGACCAACCATTGTGCTTGGTCGCAAATACGCCCCTTACCACAACCAGCAGGACCGACAGCGATAATATAGTTGTTTGTTTTGTTTTCCCTAAAACTAAATTTTTTTGCATAAGTCAAACTTACAACTGATACCGCCGCTGCCGCCGCAAACAAATCTTGCCGATACATCGAAGTTTTCTTTACCCAGTCATAAACGTTTTTGACAAAACCAACTGGATGCAAGATTGTATCGATGGTTTCTTCCTGCGATACATCGACCGCTTTCTTGATTGACAACCAATCATCTACGGCATTGTCAAACTTTTTGACATCTTCTTCTGATACGCCATACCCCCAATCAGATGTTCCTTGATACCCTTTTGCCCTTGCATAGAAAAACAAGGTGTTGATTGTTATTTGTTCGGGGTTCTCTAAGGACCGGTATTTTTTATAACACTTTGCCGTTCCATCATACTTGCCTTGCGACCCTTTGGCTGACCACTCGTTAAAGAGTTCGAAGCCTTTTTCGTCGCCAAACGCCGAGTTTAACGCCAAACCGATTTGCACCCATTGTTCATAACTTTCGTCTGCGTCAAGATAGGTTAGAGCCAACCGTGCGTCATCTATTGCGGCGTCTTGGTAAAACTGCATAGGCACGCGTTCTGATTCTTTTTTTGGCACTACCGGTGCCTTGAACAAAGCCAAAACCTGTTCTACGGCAGATATTGGAAGTTCTGGCACATCTTTTTTTGCAACATCGAGCAAGGTTGTTGAAGTCAACCATTGGTATTCGATGCCTGACGGGTGTATAGACGGCGGCAATACTGTTTGTCTTCCTTTTGACAAGAAGTCCAACCCGTTGCCTTTGTCGTCTTTTACAGATTTGCTGTCCATACCGTTGTATTTGTAAAAGATAGTAAAACCCTTGGCTCCTTTCTTGCGAAGTGGCGAAACCGGCAATAGTTTTTCGATTTTTTTGATAAGTTCCGGGTCATCGGTGTCGATGTCCACGGCACATAGATTGCTGGCAGGTCCTAAACAAAGCCCGATATTGTTGTTTTTGCCGCAATGTTGTCTTGCTGTGTCAGGGTCCATTAGTTGTTCGCAATAATTAGACCAACCACCTAACTTTGGACCTTTTTGCTTTGGCATTAGTGGTATAACTGAATACCCGTGAGCAAGATACTGCAAGGCGTTTGCGTCCCAAGCAACACAAATATCTTTTGTTTGAGCCTGCTGCCCTCCCGTCAAAGATTCAAACATACTATACTCCTTTCATTACCTTGATGCCGGTTTTGGCACAACATACCGGCGGATGTTTGAAAAGCCCGAAGTCAAGTGGAAAGGCTGTGCCGGCTTGTAAAGTGGACAAGATTTTACAAGCCAATCGCGCTACGATACATTTTTTCTAACTCGTCCGCTTCATCGAGTTCATCTGGGTCTAGTTTGCGTAGTTGAATCATTTTTTTGATGTATTTTGGGTCATAGCCTGCTGATTTTGCTTCGTTGAAAACTTCCTTCAAATCTTCTGCGATTTGTGCTGCGTCTTCGTTTAATTTTTCTGCTCTTGTGATGAAAGATAAAAGCTGTTCGTTGTCAAAAGTTTTATTCATTTTCCTGTCCTTTTAGTTAGTTTGTTAAAAATGGGTGGCTACGAAAACTAAGGAGCGCAACCACCCAAACTGTTTTAGTTCCAATTTGGCGCATCACTGTTCGTTGCTGCCATAGTGGAGCCGATTGGCATAACCTGTGGTGCCGCCGCTTGCGCTGGCTGGGTCGCAGGTGCACTGGCTACCGATGCCTGAGCAACCGGTGCGCCCCACGCTGATGCAGGTTCTACCTTGTCTAAGTTCAAGAACGGTTTTTCGTGTGCCGTATCGTTCTTGGCGTAGCCGTGCGAGAAAGTGGCGACAAACATTTTTCCTTGCCACTCTGCGATGTCCTTAGGCCAATCTAAGAAACCGCACGCTTCGCTGATTCTTTGCATATCGCCCAAGGCAATCTTTGCACGCACTGTGCGTTGACCTTGTTCGTCTTTCAAGCGAGTTTGGAAAAAAAAAGTATGTTTCCAACCCGCGGGGAAGTCGCCAACCTTATCTGTGGTTGTGCACTCAAAACGAAACTCCAAGTCGTTGTCCACTACAAACATCGGGTCTGTCGATGGTATAAACTTGTCGCCCTTTGGGTGTCTCCCAACCTGAACACCCGTAATCAACAATTTATAGCGACCGGGGGTCAGGTTCTGTGATATAACTGCTTCTTCTTTCGCTTTTGCAAATGTTTGGCCTGGTTCAAAAAAGTTCATCATTTTATGCTCCTTGTGTTTCTGTTTCTGGTTCTGTTGGCAATGTAGTTGCTGTTTCTTTCACTGGTTGTTTGCCCGTCAAAGCCGTGACGAACGCTTCCCAAGAGAAAGGTATTTCTGCTGGCATTGGGTAGCGACTGCCGGCAATGTATGCAGGGTTTGCAGCGTCTAAGTGTAAAACTCTTTCGCCTGTCCCTATGGCTTGACCACGAGAGCCAAAACCAGTTGATGTCTGTTGCACAATCGTCTTGAAGGTGCAATACCCAATAATGTCCACATAGTCGCTGTATATTTTCAGCGTGCTATCGCCTTGCGTGGTTTTTGCATACAACGATGGTGCGATGTATGTATATTCGTTGCCGACCGGTGGTTGCATTTTTTTGACTTCACTGTGGCAGATGAAGACAATGTTCATACCACGATTTGTGCGTAATCTTTCAAACTGTTCAATCAGTTTGCGGGTTTCTGTCAACAATAACGGATAGCCACGACCATACGCAATGTCGGCAATGTCCCTGATGTTTGTGTTGTTTTGTAGACCCACTATCCATTTCTTTATCAGATTTTCCAACACATCGGCAGAATCAACCACCAACGTTTTGAAGTTGTGCTGTCCGTTTTCCAATTCGTTCAACATCTGCTTCACAACCATATAGTCGTCTGTGTATGGTAATTTGGTTGCGCCCTTGATGTGTTCCAAACCATTTTCCAAGTTCAAGAATAGATGGTTTGGTATTTGTGCGCCAAAATAAGATTTTCCAACTTTTGGCTCGCCGTAAATCATTACACGCAAACCCATTGGTTTTTGTTCATTTGAGATTTGTTCCAAAAACATTTTTCGCTCCTTATGTTTGATTATTTGATTAGTAAACCGTGTGCCGACAGATATTCGTAGGTGCATCTACAACCAGTGTGATACCAGTCGTCTTCTTTTGTCCTGCCTGCTTTTACGATACGGCGTGTATCGCAGCACGGACAGCGGAAGTTTTTGCCTTGATTGTCTTTCGACAGGTTTTGTGTTATTTGATAAAAAGATTCGATTGCTTCGATTGTTCTTTCTTCTTTTGCCATTTGTTGTCCTTTCCTTTCTTGGTTTTTACTTATTCGCCGAGAAACTCGGTTTTGAGTATTTTACTGAACAGATTGGCGCAAACTCCCGCATATACAGGTCGTTGTGTTCAACCTTAAAGTTCAGCATTTTCTTGGCGTCTGGTTCCAGTTTCACACGAAACGGGCAACTGTCCGCCAAAAGGTTTTGTGGGCGTTCTTTGAAAAATCGTATCAACGCTTCGTTGTCGTATTCTTCTTTTTGCCCGAAAGTGATTTTGATTTTGTCTTTGAAAGATTTAAAGTTTGGGTCTCCTGCCGTCCAGCCAAGTTTTTCAAGAATCATCTCTTCCACCAACAAGCGCGCTTGTTTGGCTTTGTCTTCTTCTGCCTTAGCGTTCAGCCAAGATTCCTGTAAAGTTTGTAATTCGTTGTCCATTTTTCGCTCCTTAGTTATTGTATATTATAGTTATATTTTTCCAAAAGTCAAGTCCTAATTTTAATTTTTTTGTTTTCTTTCTTTTATTGTTATTTTTGTTAAAACGCTTGGCGGAAAATCAAATTCAACCAAGCAGTTCTTGCCATAAAACACACGAGTTATACCGTCTACTATGTATGTTGTTTGTGTGTAATCGCTGTTCTTTTGTCCAGTGTTTTCCATCACTCGTCCTTTTGTTCTGCTTGTTCGTGAACATTACCTATGATTTCAATACCCTGTGGGTTCGCCATTGGTATATTATTTTCAAAACAAATAAAACAGCTACTTGTTTCAATTCCCCAAGAACTGTTATACCAAATAACTGTTCCTTCGCCACCATACCACTTTTCATCTTGCCCATACACATAAAACCCAACTCGGTCTCCTTCATAAATCAGGTTTCCGTTCTTGTCTTTTAGACCTGTGCATTGTTCTATATCGCCGTCCATAACAAAATACTCATCATTACGACAGCCATTGTTGTCATAACAAAATTCGTGTATTTGGTCTATTTCTATATCGTCAGTTATACCTGCTTTTTCTATTGCCGCATCTAATTGGTCCATATCAAAACCAATATCGCCACTATAAATTGCGTCTGCTTTTTCTATGATTAAATCAACGGTTTTATCGTCAGCGTTATCGCCCCCATATATAACTGTCAAAACGCCTCTAAACTTAAATCTGTTGTTCATTTTTGTTCCTTTTGGTTAAAATGGTATGTAATCTTTTTCGTAAAAACTCTTGCACCCGCCTGTATCGTTGTTGACCTCGAACATTATCGGCGTCATTTTGTTGTCCAACGCACAACAGGTTTTGCCTTCCCACTCAACGCAATACTGACAGTTTTTGCAAACCTTGCGGACAGGTATCGAGTTTTTAATCAGGTCCCACCCCTTGCCGTGTTCATGCAACAAAGTTTCTTTTTCGTCAATGGAAATCGGCACTTGGAACGCCATCAAAACCCTGTTCAACTCCTTGATTGCGTCCATCAGGTTTTGTATGCGTGTCGTTTCCCATTTGCTACAACCGCCATCACGGTTCACGACTTCGTTTGGTATTTCTGCCATACTGCGTGCCGCACAGCAAATCTTGCCACCTGTCGCCTTATAAAACTGGCAATTTCTACACGATTTTTCACTCATCATCTGTCCCCTTGTCTAAAAGTTTTACATAAAACTCGCTTATGTGTGCACAACAATCGCCATTTGCAACTGCTGTTATAGCAAACATAACCACGCCATCGTATGCGATATAATATCGTTCGCCATAACCGTCTTCAACTTTGGTTGTTGTGCGATAGAGTCGGTAGTTCAGTCCAAGATTTTCAACTTCTTCAACTGGTTCGCCGTCTATTACAAGTTTCTTTTCTACTCGCATTGTTCTACTCCTTTTATCAGTTCTGTTAGTTCCCAGTATTTTCCACCGTTCTTGACAAATACCGCTTCTGTAAATATACCTTTCATCTTGTTCAGGTATAAAACCATTTGTGTGCAACTCATATTATACGGCAACTTAAAACCGTGCTTGTCAAACAACTTGACCCAATTCAGCATAGTTTTTGTTTTTGAATAACCTTTGTCTTCGGGGAAGAAAAACACGGGTCTTGCCGCATATACAGTCCCCACCAATAACTTCACATAATCGTGCTTGTCGTTGTGTTCAACTGTTGCGTGCCATACCCCAATCGGTGTCCTTGATTCGTTCTTGATGGGGGCAACATCTGCCGTTGTGTCAAGTTTAGGGGGAAACTTATACCCACAACGACAGATGGTTGTGCGGGGTGCAACGATTGCCTTGCAAATAGGACAAACTTTGCTAGGTGGTTCGCCACCCCGCCTTTTTGGTTTCTGTATCTGCTCATACGGCACATCATAATCATCGGGGCTTAAAAGATTGTGCCGTCTTATATTACCCGCATAATCAGCAACCAAAAAATTCACTTTGTCTTGGTATAAACGACTACCACGACCCAACTGTTGAATCGCCAACGCTCTTGACATTGTTGGTCTCATCAAACCCAGTCCATCAACGAACGGTGCGTCAAAACCAACACCCAACTTGTCAATGGACACAAGATACTTAAACTCCTTGTTTTCAAAACTTTTTATCACACGCTTGTCTTCTTCCAACGACAATTCACTGTGATACACCATTGCTTTTTCGCCCATACTGTTCAAGCACTCTGCGATGGCGTTTGCGTGAACGATTGAACAGGCAAATACTAACACATAGTGTCGGTCCGCCATACGCTTTACAAGGTCTTCACAGCACTTGCTTACAATCTTGTTAAAGTGTTTGTTCATATCGTCTTTGTTATAATCGCCTGCCGTGATTCGCATATCGTCAAACTTGTCATCACTGTTGGCGTCATAGTTTATTGGCGGGGTCAAGAAACCTTGCGACACCAAATCACTAAACCCAATCTTATACGACACACGATTGAACAATCTATCTTTGCCATAGCACGCACCACCTTTCAAACGAAACGGCGTAGCAGACAACCCAACGACCTTTGCTTTTGGCAATGCAGACAAAAACTTTCTGTATGTTCCTGTGCTTTCATTATTTATCATCTGCACTTCATCAACAATCACAAGATGAAAGTCCTTAAACTCGTCTGTGTGCCTTGCAACAGATAGTATTGTGCCAAGCGTAAATTGACCTACTTCCTTGCGTTTCAACTCGGCACAATATACACAGGCGGGCAACCCTAGTTTTTCAAACTTTTCTGCGTCTTGTTCCACAAGTTTCGCACGGTGTGTCAGCACAAGAATTTTTATCGCACCCCACCGTTCCCTGCAACGCCTTGCAATATCTGCGATGATGATACTTTTCCCTGCACCTGTTGGCAACTGTAAAATTATATTGCCGTGGTTTTCAATATCGTTCATCAACGCAACACCGCAATCGTCTTGGTATTGCCGTAGTTTCATCATACCATTATTCCTTTCTTTATCAACTCTGCCTTGTCCAATGTTTTTCTGCTGTGCAGAATCGCAGGTTCGGGCGACCCATCGTGAACATATATCTGTAAGGGTATTTCGCTCAACACATCTATAATCTGCCCCCTTGCATTGACTTTGATGTTCACGACCCACTCTCTTTTCGGCTCAATCAAAAACTCTACATTGTAGTCGCCGTCCGCATACACATACAACTTGATATAACCCTGTCTTGCTAGTTGTTTCAAGTGTTCCATAACCGTTGTCTGCTCGCACTGCACTGCGTCCGCAAGGTCTGCCAATGCAGGCGGGTAGCCGTATGCTTTTTTTCGCCAATACAAAGTCAAATATAATCGTTCCAATACTTTATTCATCGGTCTTTTCCTTTATATAGTTTTGTGCCTTGTTCAAGTCCCAACCTTTTTTGATTCGGTATCGTATCAACTGCCTTGATAAACCGTCTTTTGAAACAAGTGTCGGCTCTGTGCCATACTTGTATCGCTTGTCAAAAGTTTTGAACGGTGTGCCGTATTTATGTATGCGCTGGTATATCGTTTGCAACGACCCATTTCGCTTGTCTTGCAACGCAATTCGTATCTTGTCTTTCATAACTTGGTCAAACGCCATATCACACCCCCAAATGCCTGCGTGTAAATTGCAAGTCCGCCAAATGTGGTTCGCCGTTTCGGTTTTCAATCGTCCCGCACAACCAAGGTGTCTCAAAATCAAAACACTTATTGTCCGCCTTGCCATACACTGTATCAAAAAAATCTTTTATGGTTTCATAGTCGTATCGTTTCAACAAGTTATACAACTGTCGCAGATTTTTATTTATCTTCTGCCCTATCAAGAGTTCCCGTGTCATAACTTTCATAGTCCTTGTTTGTTTCAAGTATGTGAATCGTCATCAGTTTTGCTACCCTACATTTTTTTATGCCATAGTATTTTTTTACTGCGTCTGCAACAACAGGTAGATAATACTCTGCCATTTCTTTTGTCGGGTATAAAACCGCCGTGTGTCTGCAATACTTGCCTAGCGGGTTGACGCTTTGTTCGTATTCGCTTGCCAAAAATTTGTTCAACAAATACGGGTGTATCAACGACCAACCTTCGTTCAGTCCATCACTGCCATCGCCTGCAAATTTTGATATTGACCTATCTAACCCAACGACTCTATCATCGTCTGTGATTATAACCCAATCGGGTTCGCTACTGTGTCCTATTTGCAACATTATATTTCCCTTTGTATGATATAAACATTATCGCCGTCATTGTCTTTTGCAACATAACAGATTCTTGCAATATAATAATCTGGTATCTGCAATTCCTTGTCGTCAATACTGCCCGTGCCGTTGGTTTCGTATATCTTTGCGACCTTGTCATAATACTGGTTGCCCTTGTCTATGCAAACCAAATCTGCTTGCACAATATCGCTCCACACCAAACTTGGTATGCTTTCGATTTCCCAATCTAACTCATCGTATTCCAACTGGTCTTCATACCAGTCCATAATACAATCTGCAAAACGGTCAAGGTCTGGTCTGTGGTGTTCAATTATATCATCTAACGCCCCTTGAAACAAACTTAAAACATAATTTTTTCCAAGTTGCATTGTGTAGTATTCGTATGCCATATTTTATTCCTTTTTTAATCTAACTCTATTTTTATTTGTGCAACCTTGCCTGATAACAATTCATAGTTATACCAAGCATAATCGTCTATGCGAAAACCGTCATCGCTGTCATTGAACAAACGAAACAACATATCGCCAAATTGTATATCTGCAACTTGCCTTGTCATATTTGCAAGCGACACCGAATAACCACAATCGCCTGCATTGCCTATCAACTCCTTGATTGCGCCGTCATAATCAAGCCCCTTGCCCATAATGATTTCGCAAAAATCATCGTAGGTGTTGATTATTTTTCTTGCGTCTGCCATATCTATCATATTCATCTTTGTCCCCTTTGTCTTTGTTATTCATAGTTTATTTGTGAATACTCATACTTTGTGCCAACACGCCATTTTTCATAATAGGCAGATTGCCAACCGTCTTTTTGCAACGATTCAACATATCTTTGTGCTAGTTTTTCGGTTGCGCACACACAAAAAACATCACTGTCGCAATCGCTTTCGTATCTATAAACGATATATACCTTGTTCATCTTGTCCCCCTTTGTTATTTTAATCTGTTCAGTTGTTCAACAACTTCGTTTTCGGTCATAGACAAAACCTGTTCGCCAAATGTTCCATTGCCGCTGTCCCACACTTCATAAAAACTGCTGTCTTTGTCCATATACGGCTTGCCGTTTTTATCGTGTATTGTCCCGACAAGATATAAACTATCATCTATGCCCCAATCATAATCAAACAATTCGCCGTCATAATTATACCCACCCAATCGCTTGCCTGCCTGCTCAAAAGTCAAGCCCTTGATTTCTTTGCGTATCGCCTTGATTTCTTTCAATAATTTCTTGAATATCTTTTTGTCCATTTTATGCTCCTTTTATATGTTTGATTTCCATTATTTGTGCCATTTGTTCAGTATAATCGCTTTCGTCTTGCTCATCGCAAATAACATTATTTATATCGCAATCAAGTTTTTGCAATATCGCAACTACCGTTTCGATTTCATAACCCAATTCATCTGCAACACAAGCAATAGCAACTTGTTGCGTTGATAGCAGGCGTTCAAGAAATTCGCACAAGGCATAACACATACCTTTTGTATATTTTCTATCGTCCGTCCATTTTGATAAATCAACCATTGTTTGTTTTATCATCATCGTCCCCTTTGATTTCGTGTAAATATGTAAAACCACTGTCTTCGTGTCTGTCCCAATCTTCGTGGTCTTCGGTTGACCAGTCATAATCGCTTGCACAGGTTTCAAGAATTTTTGTATTGTCGTCCCAGTCAAGCAATTTTGCCAATTCATCTGCCGTCATATTTTCAATATCTTTGTCTGTTTCAATAATCATTGTTTGATTCACATACACAGACACCCACTCGCCAATAATAATTTTGTGCTTTTTCATTTGTTGCCCCTTTTTGCTAGTGTGATTTCACATTGCCAAATATCTTGTATAAATTCCAATGTAAAATCTTTGTTTGTTATATGTTCGTTTTGCACAAGGTCATCGTATTCAGGGTAGCCCTTGAATCTGTTGCGAATTTGCGCCTTGCTCAACGGCTTTTCAAATGTATCAGACCACCACCCTGCCCCTTGCAAATCTGTTATTGTGTATTTTTTACTCATATCTTGCCCCTTGTTATTGAAAGATGATTCTTGTGCGTGGTGGCACACCAAGGCGTTCCCTTGTTTCTTGTTTTACCAATCTCATCATTTCTTGTTCGGTATAAAACATATACGACATACGGAATAATTCCCACCCGTTGCACAAGACCGTGAAAGTGTTGCCGTCCCTGTATAATTCCAATCTATCAACGATTTTTGCCATTTATTCCCCCTTTGTTGCTTTGAAAGTTTTAATTTTGTGTGGTATCATTATTTCTTGTTCAACGATTTCATAATCTTGCAAAAACCGTTCAACAAAATCGACAATATCTTGTGCCAATTTGCGAAACATTTTCTTGACATTGCCCGACACGCTTTGTTCATCAAGCCCCCGCATATATGTTTCTATGCGTGTTTCCCCTGTTTCATAGTTGCGAATCTTGCAAGATTTATACAACACAAGATACCCACCACTACGACCATTGAAACCTGCCGTGTATTCATAATCACAAGCCCGTTGAAAATCATCTATCATACAAGATATTGTATCGTATATTTCTGCGGACAAGTTGTCATCGCTCATTATTTCATACGCCTTGTTGCGTAAATCTTTGCGAATCACATTATAAATTTTCAAATTATACGCCAACGAATCTTGATTGTTCCAACTGTTCATTGTTGCATACATTATACGCTTTCCAATTTTCATCTGTTGCCCCCTTTGTTGTATTTGTTGATAAAAAACAATTCATACCCCGTATTTGCCAATTCATAAAAACAAAATCTTTTTGCTTGTTGTTGCGTTTCAAATTGTTCAACAACAACTTTGCCAACACCGTTTTTGTATCGCACACCAATCATTTGTTGCCCCTTGTTTTATCTGTTCATATCATAGAAAAACCATAACACCGCACAAATCAAAACTGTAAATATAAAACCAACCATTTTTGCCCCCCTTTGATTTATTTTATAACAAATGTATCTATACCCATTGACGCACACAAATCAGTTGCCTTGACCGCCTTGCCCGCCCGCAAATCTTTTATATTTTGTTCAAATGTTTTTTTGCTTTTTACTTTTGTTATTTTCATTTTTGCCCCCTTTGGTTTATTGTTCATCGCTTGTTATTTTCACATAGTCCATAATCAAATCGCTTGCAATCTCAATACAATCTTGCTCATAACTGTCTGTATCAAGATTTTGCAAAATATAAAACTCAATCACAACTTGCGACAATCGCTCAAAATCATCGTGCAAATCGTGCATAAAATCATTATAATTGTTTGGCACAAAACTTGTGAAACCGTCCCTTGTTGTAAAATTTTCGTGCAAATACTCATTGAAAGCACCGCAATTTTCTTGTGTCCATATCAACAATTTGTCCCAGTCCACTGTTATTTCCATTTCCAATTTGTCCGTTTCAAAATTGTAAAAACGGGGGCTTTGCAAGGCAACAAATTGCATATCTTTTATAATATCATTGCTACCTTGCACTATGTTTGAAAAAAGGGCTTTCACACACGCTTTTGCAACTGCTTGTTGATATTTTTCAAAAGTATAAACCCCTTGTTCATCATCGTAAAAATCGTAGTATTCTTTGTCTGTTAAATTTTCGCTTTCTGTTGTCAAGTTGTATAACATATCACTATTATACAAAATCGAATCATAAAACCCCGCAAAAATTCTTGTGTCCCAGTTGATATATTTCATCTTTTTATACATTGCCCCGCCCCTTTGGTTTTAATAATTGCCTGTTATTTCATCGAACATATATCGCAAATCAGTTGAACATTTGTCGATTGCGTTCGATTCATCAACCAAATGTTTTATTTCCCTGTTGTCCCCTTGTGCAATTTCAAAACAACAACCGTCTATTTCATCGACAATATCATAAATTTTTGATATATCGCAACCCAACAATTCAAAAATCTTGTATATTGTGTCTTGTTCAAATTGCTTGTCCATTGGCATAAAAGGGTCTTGCAAGTGATTGTGCATTTGCCCCGCAAGGTTGACAATTTCAGCCCAGTCAATTTTTTTATTCATCATCATTTGCCCCTTTAATTTCGTTTATTTTTTCAACCAAATCATCAAAACATTGAACATAATCATCTATTTCATCATCGACCTTGTCAATTTGTTCATCGGTCAATTCTATATCATTGTCAATACAGTATTGCAAGCACCACAAAAGCAAAATTTCGTGTCGGTTGTCGTTCAGTTGTTCAAAATTGTATTCGTATTGACCCGCTTGAATCAACCGCATAAAATCAAAATTGTTGCTATCTATACCCTGATTCTTGACCGCTTGTTCAATATAATCAGTTGCATTGTGATATTCTTTCAACCAGTCAATCAGTCCCGACCAGTATAAATCAACGCCGTTGTCCGCAATTTGTGAAAATATATCATCGACATAGTCATCGGTTGCCCGTGTATAGTCCGTGATATTTTCGCAAATATCATCATCGAATTTTATATTTTGTTCAATATATTTTTTGATATTTTCAGTTGACATTTGTTGCCCCTTTTGTTTTGATTTATTATTGTCTTGACAATTCGTTTTTGTTTTTCCCTTGTCTTGACATTGCATAATATAACAAAAAACGCAACAAAAATCAACAAAAAAATTTTACAAAATACAACATTTTTTACTTGACAACCCGCAACCCAGCAAGAATCAGGGCTTTTTTTGATAAAATTTTTTTTACAAAATACAAAAAAACGGGGCTTTTTATTGCCCCGTTGGTTGATTTGTCTTGTGGTTTACAAGTTGATATTGTAGTTTTGCAAAAAATACGCCTTGACATTTTGGTTGATTCGGTTGTATTTTTCGATTGCTTTTTGCGGGGTCATAGATTGACCCAAAAAGCCCCGCAAGCGTTCAAATTCGATTTGTGCTTGTTGTTTTGCACTGGTTGAATCAAAAGCGAATAATTCAATAGATTCGATAATAGATTTTTGCATAATTTGCCCCTTTTTTTATTGGTTGATTGTGATTGTATTGTATTTGATTTTGTGTTCATTTGCATATTTTACAACGGCGTTGACATTAAACGAATCTTTTATCATTTGTTCATCAACAAGGTTGTAGTTTTTGACAAGGCGTGCATATTTTACAACCCCGCCCCGCACAAATTGAATCATTGAATACTTTTTCATATTTGCCCCTTTTGGTTTTATTTGTTGATTTATTCGTATATTTTGTCCCACAAGCAAGCGCAAAAGCCCGCAAGAAACAAGAAAAGAAACATTAAAAGCCCGCCCCGTATATCATAATAGACACGCCCCGCAAAATCGAAAAACCCGAACAAAAGCCCGAAAGCCCCGCAAGACACGCCCGCAAGCAAGCAATGAAAAAAAGATTTGATTTGTTCATAAATAGACATAATTTGCCCCCTTTTTTTGATGATTTGCGGGGCAAGACACGCCCGCCCCGCAACAAGTTTATTTTGTGATTGTGCGAATACCATTTTCGAAAGTATAAGACAATTCATATTCATCATAATCATTTATTGGTTGATTGTCCCAATATAATTGACCCCTTTTTTGATGAATTGG